CTCTAAAGCCCCCATGTCTACCACTTTCATCATATCAACTCCCTTCACATTTGCTCGGCAAAGCTACTGCAATGGGGTCAGATTTCAGACTGCTTTCTGATTGCCGTCATCAGCCTAAAGTACTTTACAAAATTTTAATGAGCCTTCGTGATAAGCAAGATTGCTTTATCAACTTCAATACAAGTAGTATAGCACCAAAATGATTTATTGTCAAATCTTTTGTTGTTGTATTTTTACAACAGTGTTTGGTCCGGCTGCCAGGAATCGAACCTGGATCAATAGCTTAGAAGGCTACTGCACGATCCATTGTGCTACAGCCAGATATATTAGGCAGTTAGCGTTTGTCTCAATGTATCAAGTTCTTGGTCAGTTAAAAATGCCTCAAACTTATTTTGCTGATAGTCTGGCTCACGAGAGCCATCAAATGTGGTATAGATACGAACATGGTTATTGTTTTCACCTACGTGAATCTTTTTCACTTCGCAAAAAGTTTTATGTCCACCGTTATCACAAATTAACATTTTTATTTCCTCTTAGAATTTTGTTTCGTTGTTTATAAATCGCGGCATTTGATACTCCTAGCATTTCTTCTAGTTTCGTTATACCGTGTTCTTCAAGTAATTGTAACAGATTTATGTTATTCCAGTCAACCTTTCTTCTATTAGAAGCAGCGCATTTTGGGCTACAAAACTTATTAGATTTTGGTTTGTCTGTACCACAGTGTGGGCAAGAATCATATTCTGTTTTCAGTTGTTTATAATCTGAGAATAAATCATCAAATTTAGCAAACTGTTTTGGTATTTCTCGCTGTCCAGCGTGAATCTCACTATGGCAGTTATGACATACTAAGATACATTTTTTCAGTTCAGTTACAACCTTATCCCATGTTTGAGGATTCGCCCTAAGACTTCCAAACGCTAGTTCTTTTTGTGTAGGATCAATGTGATGAAAGGCTAATGCTTCTTTGCAGGCATCATACCCACAACATTGACATTTTCCGCCCATAGCCTCTACCATTCGTTCCTTAGAACGATGGCGCCATTCTTTAACTCGATTTGATGATGTTGACATATAACCTCTAACCTATATAAGTATTTATGCCTAATGTTGGTTAGAGGTTATATTTATTGGCTCCCCAGGGAAGGCTCGAACTTCCGACATCCAAATTAACAGTTTGGCGCTTCTACCGACTGAGCTACTAGGGAATAATCTTTGGTGCCCCAGGTCTGAATCGAACAGACTACCTATCGCTTACAAGGCGAGTGCTCTACCAGTGAGCTACAAGGGCATATTTTTATTTAGATGATATTGTAACACCGAGATAATTTATTGTCAACTATCTCGGTGAACTCTTTCTAAGACAATAGAATCCTACTGTGCTTAGGGACACCTGTCATCAAGTATTCCATTTGATCCGCAAGAATGTTGCGGTTCTGTAGAATCATGTTTTCAAAGTGGTTAGGTTCGTAAGGTACGTAAAGAAGTTCCATTCGTGATTCTTTTAGTGTCTTATGACCCTTCTTACTGTTGCATTCTTTACATGCAGTAACCACGTTCATCCAAGTGTTTTCGCCACCATGGAATCGTGGCAAAATATGGTCACGACTCAAATCATGGTAGTTAGGGAAGTGATCTCCGCAGTATGCACAAACATAACGGTCACGACCGAACAATGTTTTGTTGCTTAATGCAACATGTGCATGTTTGTGTGGGTTAAATCCATGACCCTTGATAGCAATGATACTTGGTGATTCAATGTAACTTAGTGAGCCATCGTTTTGAACACCACCACGGTATTTTGCCACAATGTCACCCATACTCCATGCAACACTCTTAGTTGCGTGGTATGAGATTGCGTCATCGTTGGAGATCCACTGTCGGGGAACTCCGGAAATATCAAGTGCTAGAACAGCCATGTTTACTCCTTTGTGTATGTTCTACATGTATTTACTTTCATATTATATGACAAATATGAATAATTGTCAAGGTGTAGTTGAGATTTTATCGTATATTACAAAAGCACTAATAGTACCAACTATTAGACTTACTGGGTTTGCGGCGCCTGCAAGTACTAACAAGTTGTTAATAGAACCTCCGGCCCAAACTGATGTAATAACATTTAAACTTTGTTCTTTTTCTTTTTCTGGCAAGTTAGATGTTGCAAGAACACCTATCAATGCTAGTTTAGCTAAAGTTATAGGAACAATTCTTGATTGACTTGTTCCTATCAATGGATTCAAATCATGTCCACCGTGTGAAAGCACAAGTGATGTTGTAACTGCATCTGTTACAGTTGCAATCATTGCACGATTTTTTGAATCTTCAATTGAGTTAGCATGACAAATACCAAACATGAATGTGATGAATAAAGTTGCTAATATTCTTTTCGTCATGCAGATATTTATCTTGGTCTCGTTACCAGGAATCGAACCTGAATCCTATTCTTAGGAGGAATATGTTCTATCCATTGAACTATAACGAGCTAATGGTAGTTCCTACTGGGTTCGAACCAGTGACCTTCACAATGTCAATGTGATATTCTACCGCTGAAATAAGGAACTATTGTTTGGTGTCGCCTGTTGGAATCGAACCAACTTCCATGAGTTTTCAGCCCACCGCTATGACCACATCAGCTAAAGCGACATTAAATTGTTTGGGTTGTCCTAAGAGGATCGAACTCTTACTACCAAGGTCACAACATGGGGTGCAGGCCACTACACTAAGGACAACATAAATTATTGGAGGGTCGTAGAGGATTTGAACCCCTGACTCCTTGGTTCGAAGCCAAGTACTCTGTCCACTGAGTTAACGACCCATATATAGGTTTTTGAGCGCCCCACTATCTTTCTCAAGGACTCGCGGGATTGTCTCGAATAAGAGAGTTTAACAACCTCATACTGCTACTGGCGTGTCAGTCACAAGAATAGGGACCTAGCATACAAGGGACTCAATCTCACCGTCTATCTCAAAACTTGGCTTCGTCAGCAAGACTCGAACTTGCGATACTGGGCTAAAAACGCTTATGCTGGGTCCCAGTGTGTTTTCCAATGATACCCTCACATCCCCCCTATTGCCTTATCTCAATGTTCACACAATTCAGCCTGTTCCGCACTTCTCGGACTCAATGTTGGTTTTAAAGCCTAAGCGTTTGTTACCTACTATGTGTTACTTGTCGCCTTATCTCAATATACTCAATGCTACTCTTTCATCCTCTACACTATAACGAAATAAACTTAAATCACATCCTGCCAGCGGATTGCCAGTGATGTATCGTAATTCTGTGTCTTATTCTTTCTGCGATTTTCCAATGCAGGAAGATATTGAAAGTTGTCAGGGTGATGAAGTCCTCCGCATGCTAACGGAATGATATGGTCTACTTCATACCCTTTTGGACAACTCTCATAAATTTTTCTTACTAACTGTTTATCAACGCATTCAGGTGTTGCGTTATATTTTCTTGCTCGGTAGTTTTGAACATTCAATACATTCAATCGTGCCGCTTCTTCCGCTGACACTTCTTTTCTACCAACTCTGTCCCAATAAGCAGTTCTAGCCTGAGAAATCTTAGCAGAGTGCTCCGGTGTTCTAGGTTTAAGTTTTAAACCTTTAGTACTAGACCGCTTAATCGTGCCATCTGCTAGACCTTGTTTAACAGAGTTAGCTATTTTTTGTTTTGTTTCAGTAGACCTAATTCTAGAATTGGCACATGCTCTACAGCAATATTTGCCAGATCCAAACGTTCCGTCGTGTTCTTTAGCACAAGTGAGACATAACATATTAATATTCCTTTAATATATTTATTGAACCTCGCTCATTCTTTAATGTTTGGCTCCCCGGGTATGGATCGAACATACGACATTCTGGTTAACAGCCAGACGCAACTACCGCTGTGCTACCGAGGAATAAAATTGGTACCCAGTAGAGGTAACGCTCCTCTGATTCACCCTTATCAGGGGTGTGTTATACTTTTTAACTAACCGGGCGTGATTGGTGCCTCAACCTGGACTCGAACCAGGGACCTACGCCTTATCAAGACGGTGCTACTACCAACTGAGCTATTGAGGCAAAATAAATACTGTATGGAAAAAGAAAACCCTGGACTCAAAGCATTGTATGAGTATGCTCTTAAAAACAAAGAGCCTTACCAAGATCGCCTTCGTTCTACTAATGTCAAAGAATTTGTACGAGACAAAACACTTGACAGTAAATTGGTGGATGTAGCTAGATTCGAACTAGCGATAGGTACCGTATGAAGATACTGCATTACCACTTTGCTATACATCCATTGATTGGTGCTCCGTGACAGATTTGAACTGCCATCGCCGGACTACAAAACCGGAATTCTTCCAATTGAAATAACAGAGCATAATTGGTGCCGCCGGAAGGAATCGAACCTCCATAACTTCCTTGACATGGAATTTTTATGTTGCTGTATGTACTCTTGTCAGAGTCACCTTTTTTAAGCGTCCTACCATTAGACGACAGCGGCATTGATTGGAATGTCGGGTGAGATTTGAACTCACGGTTTTACGAATTTGCAATCCGTTGCATTGGACCACTCTGCCACCGACACATAATTCTTGGTGCTCCTACCGAGGATTGAACTCAGAATTCAGTCTTACCAAGACTGTGGTATACCATTTACCTATAGGAGCATGGCGCGACCTAAGAGAGTCGAACTCCTGACCCCCAAGTTCGTAGCCTGGTGCTCTATCCATCTGAGCTAAGGTCGCATATATAACAGGATCGTTTTTGTCGCTAGACATCCAAAGTTAGCTTTATGTTTGCTGAACCGATCCTAAAACTGGTGCGGGGTAAGGGAGTCGAACCCTTGACTAAACATTGGCAATGTTTGATTTTACCGTTAAACTAACCACGCATGATTGGCATCTCGTACGGGATTCGAACCCGTGTTACCGACTTGAAAGGCCAGCGTTCTTACCGCTAAACTAACGAGATATAAATTTCTGAGCACATTAGGGACTCTTACCCCACTAGTCAGTTATCCCGACTTATACGGACATGATGACCCATCATCCGCTAGTGTCTACTCTTCGGCTCTTGCTTTCCGATCAATTC